TAAAGGCGAAGATTGATGAAAGACGAAGACCAAAGAAAACACGACAATATATTGGTTTGGGCTGCCCTTATGTTTTGTATAACATTAGTTACAGGTATCTCTATAAATGTTAATGCCCAGTCTAGCCAACAATCAGGTACAGCTTGTGTTAATGGTTCACAATATTGTGAAAACAACAGTTTAGATACTGTAAACACAACAACAACGACTAACACTAATACGAACACTAATACCAACACCAACACTAATACTAACACTAACAACAACACTAATGTTAACACAAACACAACTACCACAACTGGAACAAACACTAACAACAACACTAATGTTAACACAAACAACAATACAAATGTAAATACTTCTACTGCTACCAGCACTTCTAACAATACAAACACGAACAACAATAACAACACTTCAACATCTACATCTACCGTTAACTCAACAGTAAATCAAAATGTTAATAACACCAATACTTCTAACTCAACATCTAACAACACAAACACAAACAACAATGTTAATCAATCTACTTCGGATTCTAATGTTACTACTGACAATACTAATACCAATAATAACAACACACAGTCTAATAACACTAATAGAAACATCAATGAGTCTAACTCTACTCAAACCATAAATCAAAATGTAAAAAGTGAGGCACCACCTGCTTCTGCTATAGCACCGAGTATTATGTCGTATTCTCAAGATTTATGTACCACAGGAGTCTCTGGAGCGTTTCAGGGACAGGTTTTTGGTTTATCTGGTGGTAAAACTATTGTTGATGAAAATTGTGAACGATTGAAATTATCTAAGTATCTTTATGATATGGGTATGAAAGTAGCATCGGTTGCATTACTTTGTCAAGATGAAAGAGTGTATAAAGCTATGTCGATGGCAGGTACTCCTTGTCCATACAACGGTAAGATCGGAAAAGAAGCAACAGTTGCTTGGGAAAATAACCCACAAAAAAGACCTGATAAAGATGATGCTTTAAAAGAATATATTGCTCAATGCACCCATGATAGAAACCCTAACAGAGATAAAATAAACAGAGACCTTGTAGGTGCAGTAAAAACTGTTTACACAAGAAAAACTAAAACAGCTAAACAATGCAAAAAAGAGTTTTATTCTACGCGTTAGGGTGTTTATTAAGTTTTAATGTATTGGGACAGTATACATACGAAGCTAATCAAGACCTTTATGACCTTAATGCTAATGCTAATAACTTTAACGGTGAATTAGCGTACGAGGTATCTGATGATGGTATTAGTCCTGCAATTGACCTTTCTTTTAATTTTACTTTCTATGGCTCTACATTTACACAAGCAAGAATGGCAACAAATGGATGCCTTCATTTTGGTAATAGTGGCAGCTATTGTAATGACTATACTCCTGACCCTATTAATGGACAGCACACCTACACCATATATCCTTTCTGGACTGATCTCATAAGAGACAGTAATTCTCGTATGAAATCTTGGGGAGACTCAGGAAAAATGATTTTTGGTTGGTACAATCTTAGAGAATACAATAGAAGTGGCACAGATAACAGTTTTGAAGTAATACTTTGGAATAATAATTCTTTTGATTTACGCTACAGAGAATTAGAAATCATTAATCATGATGTTTTAATTGGCGAAGTAGGTTCTAATAAAACAAACTCATACACTTACTACCATCACGATGAGTGTAATACAGGAACTACTAACGGTTCTAGTTGTGTAAACACCAATTGGAACAATACAACTATAAACACAACTCTAGAAAATGGTGGATCTTTGTACGGTTCGGGTAGTGGCAACGGTGTAGATTGTAGTGATCCACTAAACGATTCTAGTTGTTCTGGTTATGCAGATGCTTACCTTACACAACAATGTAATATTACGCAGTTACATAGTGAATCTTGTCCTAATTATTGGGATGCTTATGATGATCTACAATGTGCAGACGATCCTCAATACGCACCTTTTTGTCAAGGATACAGACAAGAAGAATCGGTAGCTTTTTTTGATGACGATAATGTTGATTATGGATTTATAGATGAACAAGAACAATTCGCTACAGGTATATTCACTGATGATCATCAACAACATCACGACAACTTAGGTTTTCACGATCCTATAGAAACTATAGAGATATTCGAAGATGAAATGTTTCCACCTTTTGAAGAGTTTGGAGATAACCCTAATGATTATTTTGAAGATCCATTTATAGAAGAATTTATTGTTTTTTACGATCCTGATCCTTTACCTTTTATCGATAATTTTAACTCCCATCATGATGAACCGTTTCATCATCAAGACGAAGTTTTATTAGATGAATTTATATTTCAAGAAACTTTTTTGGTAGAAGACTACAGCGAACCAGAAACATTTATTGAGTTTAGTAGTGTAGAAGAACTAGAAGAATGGTTCGAAGAAGAAACTAGAGAACATCATGAAGAAAGACATGAAGAAGAACACGCTAATGTTGATGAACCAGAAGAAGAATTTATAGAAGAGATATTTGAAGAAGAAGCTGTAGAAGAAATATTTGAAGCTATAGAGGAAAGATTAGTAGAAGCTGAAATAGAAGAAGAAAGAATCGAAAGAGAAGAAATAGTAGAAGAGTTTGAAGAAGTTTTTGAAGAAGAGTTTCAAACCGCAGAAAGAGAAGAGGCTACAGGTAAAAGTTCTATTAGTAGAGATATAGCTTTACGAGTTGTTTCTTCTACTATACTTACAGCTACACAAAGTGTAAGTGGTACAAACGCAGGTAATAGTGTACACTCTAACGGTACTAACACTGCATCTGGTAACAGTGTTACAATGGGTTCTACAGGAGCTTCGTCAGGTAACGCAGGAATAAGTACGAGTAGTTCACCTAGTATGTCGGATCAGTTTGCTTCTGCTACTGTACAAACTAATCAAGTATTAGACATGAGCTCTATGTCAGCATCTAGTTCTACAACTACAAGTTCTGTAGAAACAACAGATGTAAACACTTCCGTTGTTTCTGTTACAGTATCAACTACAGTTCAAGATCAAATAGACACTTCAATAAACTCTATGGATACATCTTCTGACGCTGACAACACAGTAGAAGATTTAATAGCACAAAATTTACAAACAGCACAAGAAGAAGTAGAAGCTCAACAAGAAGAAACAGGTGAGTACGGTTCAGAAGACACAGTCATAGCATACATGGGGTTTGTACCAGGATTTAACAATTATCAAAAAGTTGTTATGTTAGATCAATCACAATGGTATAAGTCAAAAACTATTTACACAGACACTCTTGCAGATAACACAGAAGCGTTTTATGGGTTAGCAAGTAGTAATATTACTAAAATGAGTAATATAATAGATCTACAACCAAAATTATAGGAGAGAGTTATGGATTGGTTTCAAAGTAAAACAACACAAATGATTGCGTTAGCTGGTATAGTTTCCACTTTAGCAGGGTTTGGGTACACAGGTGCTACTTATGTTAATCGTATAGCTAATCTAGAAGCTAAGATAGGTGGTATAGGAGACACTGAGTCAGCTCAACAAGTAATAGAAGAACGCTTTGCTGCTATAGAAACTTCTGTACAGTTTTTAGAAAAAAGTATTGACAGTATAGATGTTCCTGATGTTACAGAAATTAAAACAGATATAGCTACGATTAAAGCCGATTTACAAAGTCTCGATAGCAACTTGACTAAATTAGAAAATAAAAACGACAACCCATTAAACGGATGACTACTAAAAAAGCAACAGCAAACGATGTCGCAAACGACTTAGCTAAACACGAGATACAGTGCGCAGAAAGATGGAAAACTGCATTTAATGAGTTTTCAGACATAAAACAAGAAATTACAAATATTAACTCAACGATTAAAACGGCAACCTTTAGTGTATTCGGTTTTATAGGAGCAGTGTTAATTGCTGTGTTGACTAGCGTTGTTTTGTAATGAGCAAAGTTTTAATAGGTGTTATACTTGTGTTATCGTTAGTCACTTATTATTTTTATAGCCAAAACCAGATTTTAGTTGCAAACAATTCACAGTTAGAAAACGCAGTAGCAACACAAGAAGAGGCAATTAAATCAATACAAGCAGACTTTGAGTTGCAAACACAACAACTACAAGAACTTAGTGTAAAAAGTCAAAAAGCACAAAGAGAGTTAAACAGATATACACAGTTTATACAAAATTATGAGTTAGCATCTAAGATACTTGCTGACCCAATAGAAATGGAAAGGAAAATAAATAATGGTACAAAACATATCATGGAAAACATCGAGCAAATCAGTAGCACTATTGATGGTCTTGATAGTGGCTTGCAGTTGCAGCCTACTTCCAACTAAACAGATACAAGTAACAGCCAAACCTTTAGAGAAAAAGATTGTGCAACCAATCATGCCTAGAGAGATAGACCTTAAAGAGCTACAATGGATAGCTGTTACACCCGATAACTGGGAAGATCAATTAGCAAGAATAGAGCAACAAGAAGGTGAGTTGGTGTTTTTAGCTATGACTATACCAGATTACGAAGTTATGGCTTACAACATGCAAGAAATTAAACGCTATATTACTGAATTAAAAGATGTAGTAGTATACTATAGAAAAGTAACAACTTCTGAGGAAACTGAATGAACATATCAAAAGAAGGCATAGCTTTAATTAAAAAGTTTGAAGGTTGTGAACTCACAGCATACCAAGATGCTGTTGATGTTTGGACAATAGGTTATGGGCACACAAAAGATGTTAAGGAAGGTGACTCCATAACTAAAGAAGAAGCTAACTCTATGCTAATGCACGAGTTATTAGAGTATTGTAGTCATGTAGAAAACGCAGTTGAAGTAGAATTAAAACAATGTATGTATGATGCATTAGTTTCTTGGACATACAATCTTGGTCCAACAAATTTAAAATCAAGCACAATGCTTAAATTTTTAAACACAGGAAATTATGAAGAAATCCCTACACAAATAAAACGCTGGAATAAAGCAGGTGGTAAAGTGTTAGAAGGATTAAAACGAAGAAGAGAGGCAGAAGCCTTATTGTTTGAAGGTAAAGACTGGACAGGAGTGTAGCATGCCATTAAGTAAGTTTGTATTTAAACCTGGAATTATGAGGGAAGGTACAGACTATGATAACGAAGGTGGGTGGTTTGATGCTAACTTAGTTAGATTCAAAGCAGGTCGACCACAAAAAATAGGTGGATGGCAAAAAGATAATTTTAATACTTTTCTAGGCACATGTAGAGCTCTACACGGTTGGCTTACATTAACAGGTACAAAACTTTTAGGACTAGGAACAAACAAAAAATACTATATAGAAGAAGGTACAACATTTAATGATGTAACTCCCATAAGATCAACAACAGGTGCAGGTGATGTAACTTTTGCTAAAGTAGGTAATGGGGATGCTACACTTACGGTTAGTGACACAGCACATGGAGCAGTGGCTGGTGATTTTGTCACTTATAGTGGTGCAGCTAGTTTAGGTGGAAATATTGTCGCTGCTGTATTAAACCAAGAATACGAAATAGCAACTATTGTTAATGCTAATTCTTACACAATCGAAGCTAAGGACACAAGTGGAGACACAGTTTTGGCTGCAGCAGGAGACAGTGGTAATGGTGGAAGTAGCACAGTAGGAGCGTATCAAATTAATACAGGATTAAATGTATATGTGCAATCAACAGGTTGGGGTGTAGGTCTTTGGGGAGATGGAACATGGGGTAGCTCAACTGCTTTAACTTTAGGTAATCAACTTAGACTTTGGTCACACGATAATTTTGGTGAAGATTTACTTATAAACCCAAGGGGTGGTGGGGTCTATTACTGGGATGCGACTAATGCTGTAACAACAAGAGCTTACGATTTAGCTACACAAAGTGGATCAAATTTAGTACCAACTGTTGGTTTACAAGTCTTAGTTAGCGAAACAGACAGACATGTTATAGTTTTGGGATCTGATGCAATAGTGGGAAGTTCAAGAACAGGTTCTGTAGATCCTATGCTTATAGCTTTTAGTGATCAAGAAAACCCTTTAGAGTTTGAACCTCTTACAACTAACACAGCAGGTAGTTTAAGACTTTCTGAAGGTAGTCAAATTATTGGTGGTGTAAAAGCTAGACAAGAAGTGTTGATTTGGACAGATACAGCGTTGTATTCTATGCAGTTTATTGGACCACCTTATACATTTGGTTTAGATTTAATCAACGATGGTAGTGGTCTTATAAGTCCTAAAGGTGCTATAAGTAGTTCTAGTGGAGTTTACTGGATGGGTTACGATAGTTTTTATGTTTATAATGGAGCAGTACAAAAAATACCTTGTAGTGTTCTTAGCTATGTGTTTGATGATTTTAATGTAGGTCAAGCTTTTAAAGTTTTTGCATACAACAACAGTGAGTTTAATGAAGTAGGTTGGTATTACCCTTCTGCTAGTTCTGATGATATAGATAGTTATGTAGTTTACAACTACGCAGAAAAAGTGTGGACTATAGGTCAACTCAATAGAACAGCATGGCTGGACTCTGGTATAGAGAGTTATCCTAGAGCAACTTCAGGAAATTATTTGTACGAACAAGAGTTTGGTTATGATAACGATGGTAATCCTATGACTAATGTGTTTATAGAAAGCAGTGATTTTGATATAGGTGATGGAGAAAGTTTTGCATTTGTAAATAGAATTATTCCCGACATTAAATTTTTAAGTAATAGTGATACTGGTAAAGTCAA